AACTTGACCCCCTACGGTATAAAGGGGACGCAATTGCGTTGGCTAATCCAAGGCCGGATAGAACAGAGCCACTTTCTGTTTTTGTTAATAACGCTGGAGGAGACACTCCATTTGAGACAGTGCCAAATTCCATGCAACCTGCTCCTGAATGCAAGGCGGTTGAGGGCGTTAGTGAGTTAGGTAATGTCACGGTGACGATAGTATGAATTATTCTGAATTGGTCACAAATATTAGAGGCTATACAGAGGTGGATAGTAATGTCTTCTCTGATAGCGTCATTAACACGTTTATCACAATGGCTGAGAATAGGATTCTTAGGGACATTGACCTGGACGTGTTTAAAAAAGAATCAACGACTAACCTAGTTGCAAATTCTAGGTTTTTACCCGCGCCCTCTGACATCTTGACCCATAGGTATATGATGATTACAGATGGAAATGGCGATCAAGTTTTTCTTGATTTCAGGGACAATTCCTTTATGAAGGAATACTGGCCTGATTACACCGAAACGGGAACGCCTAAATATTATGCAGTATGGGATGAAGATACATTTTATGTGGCGCCTACACCGGCTTCGGCTCTTGTAGTACAGCTTGGATATATTTACAGGCCGCAACAATTATCTTCTTCAAATACAACAACTTGGGTATCAAATAATGCCCCAGAAGCTCTTCTGTATGCGTGTTTAATTCAAGCGTATAGTTACACGAAGGGACCACTAGAGATGGTTCAATATTTTGAGAACAGTTATAAGCAGGCTATACAGGGCCTGGGTATTGAACAACAAGGGCGCCGTCGTCGTGACGAGTACCGTGATGGCATGGTTAGAATACCAATTAAATCTGTAACACCGGGACCGTAATATGTTAAATGGGGTTGAAGCAAAAATTAATGGTCCAGATTGGACTGATGTAAGGGTATTTACCACTACTGAACGTGGCTGGACGCCAGAAGAATTAGCTGATCGGGCATTAGACAAAATTTTGTCCGTCAGTGAAACCGCTGATCCAGCGATCAAGGCGCAAGCATACGCATATAGAGATCGGATTAAATATGTCTTGGTTTTTTATATGCAAGAGGCAATTCGCTCAGATAGGACAACTATTTGTGCCGAGTTATCGAAACAGGGCCATGCTGATTTGGCTCGAATTATTAGCAAAATGAGGTAATTATCATGGCAATCACACAAGCAATGTGTACATCTTTTAAGGTTGAACTGCTTAACGGCATTCACGCCTTTGGGACTACTGTAGTTCGTGCTGGCACGACCGCTGACACAATGAAAATCGCATTGTTCACCAGTTCTGCCACTTTGGACGCTACCACTACAGCGTATAGCACTTCAAATGAAGCATCTGGAACCGGCTACAGCGCGGGTGGAAATACCCTAACAGCGGTTGCTCCTACAAGCTCTGGCACCACTGCCTACACTGACTTTGCAGACACTACATGGTCTACAGCTACAATCACGGCCCGTGGCGCGTTGATTTACAATAGCACTCAGTCTGACAAGTCAGTTGCGGTATTAGACTTTGGCTCTGATAAGACATCTACTGCCGGTGACTTCACTATTGTGTTCCCGACGGCTGATGCGTCTAACGCGATTATCAGGATTGCCTAATAAATGGCTGGGGTTATCGTTCCCGTAACCGGATGGGGTTACGGCACATGGGGGTCTGATGGGTGGAGTGATAGCCCAGCAACTCCCGTGGCTACCGGGCAGGTAGGTACGGTAACAACCCAGACCGTTAATAACTTCAATGTTACTGGGGTACAGGGCACCACAGCATTAGGCAGTTCAACCCAGACAGCCGATGCCAACGTCAATGTAACTGGGGTTTCAGCAACAGGTATTGCTAATTATGCTGTCTGGAACGTAACAGTCTACTTTGACGGTTGGGGCCGAGGCGGCTGGGGTGATCTTCCCTGGGGCGAGGCAAGTACGATAGATGCCCTTGTAACTGGGCTGGGAACTGCAAGCCTATCGCTAGGCGGCACGACCTTTGTTACTGGTGTACAAGGAATCACAACGCTCGGAAACGTCGTTGCAAATGCTGACGGTAACATTGATGTCCTGGGTCAGGCAACTACAGCGGACTTAGGAACCGTTACAGTAGATGCCGCCGCTGTAGTAGCAGTAACAGGCGTTGCAGGGACTACCGCGCTAGGCGATGCAGGGGTCCAAGCAGACCATACCGAATTTGCGACAGGCGTACAGGGTACTTCAGCCGTAGGAACGGTTAGTATTACTGCTGATGCCAATGTCACTGAAACGGGCCTATCTGCAACCTCTACGCTGGGTAGCGTTACTGTTGACCTCCAGCTAGATGTTCCGGTAACCGGAGTCTCAGCAACTGGAGTCTTGGGTAATGAAAGCGCCACAGGCAAGGCACGGGTTTACCCGATTGGGGTGCAAGCAACAGGAACGGTGGGCGATGTACTGGTATGGGGCATGATTGTGCCCAATGAAACCGTAACATGGGTGGAGATAGCCGCATGAAAACATTAAGACAAGCAACGCAAGTGGGTGCCGCAATAGACCCAAAACATGAAATTGAGGTAGTTTGCGCTAACTGCGGCTTTGACTTGGATGAGTCGGAATTAGCGGCGGACACTTGTTCCGACTGCGGCGAAGCCTTAAACTTACGCACAAATATGCGAATTTATGCTACCAGCGTGCCCGAAGCTAGTGGCTCTACTTTGGAATAGGGGTAAACACCAATGGCAACTTATGTAAACAACCTTAGATTGAAAGAAATCGCCACGGGTGACGAGTCCGGCACTTGGGGCACAAGCACAAATACCAACCTTCAGTTAATTGCGGATTCTTTGGGATACGCTACGCAGGACGGCTTTGCTTCTGACGCAGATGCCACTACTACTGTGGCAGATGGCACCACTGATCCAGCCCGTGCCCTGTATTTTAAAGTGACCTCAAGCGCCAGTTTGACAGCTACCAGGACTCTAACAATAGCCCCGAACACTATTTCTAGGGTAATGATTATTGAGAATGCTACGACAGGTTCTCAGAGCATTAATATCAGCCAAGGAAGCGGGGGGAATGTTACCATTCCGACAGGCGAGACCAGGGCGGTTTACCTTGACGGAGCGGGGGCTGGCGCGGCGGTTGTCAATACCGGCCTTGTTCTAACTGATGGAACGCAGACGCTTACTAACAAAACAATATCCGCTGACAGCAATACTCTTTCTGGAATTGCGGCGAGTAGTTTTGTTCTTTCCAATGGATCAGGAAATATTGACGGTTCAGCCCCACAGAAAGCTATTCCAAGTGGCACTGTTGTAGGCACATCAGATACTCAAACACTTACCAATAAGACGCTAACAAGTCCGATTATTGGCACGGACCTTAGAGACACCAATAGCAATGAACTAATCAAAGTTACTGCTACGGCATCAGCGGTGAATGAGATTACAGTAGCCAATGCCGCAACCGGCAGTGGGCCTACTATATCTGCAACTGGCGGCGATACAAATGTAGATATTAACCTAACACCTAAAGGGTCTGGAGAAGTTGACGTTACAGCCAGCTTTTTGACTGGTATTTTCTCAGACAAAGTAGTAGCTTTAGGCAATACAGGAACAGCACAAACTATTACTACTAGCAGTGGGTCTGTATTTACTGCAACATTGACAGGTAATTGCACTTTTACACTTAGCAGTAGTAATCAGAATAGCAGTAGGTCAACGTCGTTTACTCTTATTCTGACAAATGACGCTACCCCAAGCAGAACTGTAGCATTTGCAGGAGGCACCGTGTTATACCCGCAAGGTGCCGTGGCTAGGACTACTGATGCTAATGCAACCGACATTTGGTTCTTTACAACAGTAAACGGTGGCACGACGTGGTATGCGTCGATTCCAATGAAAAACTTGTCATAATTGATATTTTAGGAGATCAGAAAAATGGCACTTTCAGCAGAACAACAGCAGGAACTTGAATTTATACAGGCACAGCAAGAGGCTATGATTGCATCGACAACTGCGAATGAAAAGATGCGTTGTAAAGCAGACTGTCTGCGTATGGCACAGTCTATTATCTTTGAGAACAGAAGATTAGCTGACGCCAATACACCAGATATGACCGTTGACGAAGTTACTGCACTAGCGGCTACGTTGAACACATGGATTAACAGCTAATTTATGCAGTCATTTCAATATTTTTCTTCCGTTATACACCGAGCGGAAGAGCCGGACGGACTAAGAACATTACAAATTGAAGAAAAAGACTGGAATTCCTCAATAGAGGGATCACGTTATGTGCAGACCGAAAATTTAGCCCATAATCCAGTCTTTTTTAACTTTAAGAAAAACCTGGAAACATTAGCTATTGCTGTTTCAGAAAACGACGGCTATGACGTAGCTAGGTACGAATTTAAAGCAAATTCAATTTGGGGCCAAAAAGTAGCGCCGCCTGCACACCATTATTTACATGTGCATGGTAATAGTATTTTTAGTGGTTTTTATATTTTAAAGGTCAAAGGAAATTGCCCATACCCAGTTTTTAGTGACCCAAGACCGGGAAAATTAATGGGAGATTTAGCGGCGCCACTTCATTCTGATG